TCTCATGCATAACCGCAATATCATCTTGAAGGTCAGCAATCCTTCTTTTCTTTTTAAAAACTTCTTCTTCATTACCAGAAATTAAAGTTGTTTTTTCAATCAAAAGTCTTCTTTTGTTTTCCTGTAAGTCCTCAATATATTTTTCTTTCAGAGAAATCTTTTCTGAAGTTAGTTCAGCCTTGTAACGAATGTCCTTTATACTATCATCAATTGTTTTTAGTTTCTGCTTGAGTATCATATTCATCAAAGAAAAGATTTGAATATCCAAAATCTCCTCAACAACATCTCTACGATGCCGTGCCTTCAATTGCATGAAAGGAACAAATGTAGATGAACCAAGAATAACAACCTGTGTGAAACTACGATAGTTCAATTTTAGAATCTGTTGTTCTAGATACTTCTGGTAATCTCTGGAATTTGCATCTTGATTATACATCTTACCATTGATATAAATCTCAAACACATTTGGTTTGATGCCACGAATAACTTTTACTTTCTTCCCACCAACCTTAAACTCCACCTCAACAATGCATCCACTACCATTAACAGTATTGAGAAGTTGTGGTTTATTGATGTTACGAAAAGGTTTACCGAACAACCCAAAGCATAGTGCGTCAAGCACAGTAGATTTCCCTGCGCCGTTCTCACCAATAATCAATGTAGTTGATTGTTTGTTTAGTTGTATTTCGGTAAAGTTATTTCCAGTGCTTAAAAAATTACGCCATCTCACGCATTCAAAAGTTATCATTTAGATTTCCAAGTCTTGTGCTTCAGTATATAAAGTTCTCATTGTATTTTTAAGTCTATCTTTACTTAGGGTAACATCCAAATCATCAATATATCGTTCCAGTAGCGTCATCGTGTCTTCGGTATTCTCAACAATATCATCGGATACATTACTTGCGTCTAGTTCTGAAAAGTCTTCAACAATCTTAACTTCATGACAATCTGCCTGTAACAACTTATCAACAAATTTATCGAATTGATATAGGTCTTTCTTATTGACCACAACCAGTTTCACATATTTGTTTTTATACAATGACATATCATGATTAATCTCTTGGCTATCATCATAGTAAATCTTAGAGAAAATAGTACGAGGATTCACAATCCGTTCCAACTCTCTTTTCTCTGTATCGAACACATGGAATCCTTTTGGATCATTCCAATCATTCCAGTAAATTTCATATGGTGTACCAAGATAATAAATTTGACCGTCATCTGATTTATGATGGTAGTGACCACTCATCACCATATCAAATCTATTGAACTCTTGTTTATCCCAACCATGATCCATGACCATACCTTTTTGCATCTCAAAACCATTTAATTCTAAATGACCCATAACAATCTGGGCATCAGATTGTTTTAACATTTTCATGGTATGATTCATATTATCTGCATTAATCCAAGGAACAAAGAGAATTTTACACCCATCGAGCTCAACTTCAGTAGCTTCCTCGTATACCGTAATATTCTCGTATCTACCGTCTACAAGTTCCTGTAGTGAGTTTACAGCGTTGGTATTCTTATAGAAGGTGTCATGGTTCCCAACTAACATGTGAAAATTATAATTCTCAAATTGATTGATAAACCGCTCACGAAAATCTTTCGCAATACGATAAGAAACATATTTCCTTCTGTCCATAACATCGCCAAGATGAATAACATCGGTTATATCATGTTCTTTTAGGTATGGGAAAAACTGATTTTCGTAAAACTCAAAAAAGTATTCATTGAAATTGATATTATCATTTCGAGCTCCAAAATGGGTATCAGTAATTAGAGCAATTTTCAATCGTCAGTCTCCATGAAAACTTCAAGGCCTTTAACTTTAATATTTTCTTTTTTCTTTGGTTTATAAACATCTTCGTTGGGAAGAAGATTATCAATCATAGTTTGATCTATAGTATAAGTCGTAGTATCTCCAGCCATTGTAGTAAATGGGTCTTCAATTCTCCTTTTAATAGATTCATTTCTAACATGAACTTGTTTCTTTTCAGCTGAAATTCTTCTCAAAAAGGCATAGTAGATTATTTGAGTAAAATATGCAAAAGGATTTTTAGATTTTTCTGGATCAAAATTGTGTGCATACTGCAAACAGTTCTGAATACCATCAGATATCATTTCATCTCTATAAGAATAATTAATAAAATTTGGACGATAAGATAGGTGAGTAGCAATCTTTAAAAAACACTCACCAATGTAATTTGTTAAAGGTGGAGAACGTTCTCCTTGTTCTTCAAAATCTTTACACTTTTCTTTCCATTCTTCCATTGCCTCTAAAAATTTCTTATTGTCAACGTAATGTTCACCTTTCTTTTTAGCCATGTGGACTCCTCAATAATTGTGACTTTTAACTTATACATATAATAACCCATAGAGAGCAATTTGTCAATGTCCCTTTTTATTTTTAAGGCACTTGACAAAGGGTCTATAATATCGTATAGTAACTATGCTGAGTCTTCAACAAACAGTAATAGATATTCAATGAATAGTATGTTTTAAGTCAGGATCAGTAACCTCATCTAAAGCTTCTTCAATACTGATTTCATCTAATTCTTCATCAGTGGGGCCAGTATCACCTTCATCTTCATCTTGACCAAATGAAAATGTATTAATACAATGATTATAATAACTGGTAAGACCAACTGAAGCTTCAGCTGACATAACAACTAACGAGGGATTGACATCAATATATTCTCTTTCACTCATTGGATGTACCCAAGGTGAGAGACTCAAGGAATCATGACCAACAGGTCCACGGCCAACAATAGACATTTTTAATGGAAGACTAACACTTAATGGTAGTGTAAAATCAAATATTTCAGGGCCGTCATAACCACCAATAATACTTTCACCGTTTGACAATTTGAAAACTCGAACTTTCTCTTCCGGTGTGAATGAACTCATAATAGTTTTACCTTATCTACTTTATAATTAAACTTCTGTTCCTTGTAAATATTTAGACGATCATGAAAGTGTCTTAATGTAAAATTAGGTTTTAGAATGGAGAGATCATCCGATATGTCATAAAGTCGTAAGTGTTTAGTGCCGCCGATTTGCCGCAAACCACGACCAAGAGACTGAAGCACTCTAATTTTGCTTTTCGAGGGACTTGCGAACACGATGTTGTGAATGTTACGAATGTTAATACCAGTACTGAAAGTACCATAACTCGCAACAATGATGGCATCTTTTTCATTTTCTACTATCTCCCTTATTTCTTCTCTGGTGTCAGTAGTAACACCACCATATACAAAGAAAACTTTCCTGTCTTTATATTTATCTTCTATTATATCATAGAGTGGCTTACCATGTTTTTCTACGAACTGGAAAAGAACGAGAGTGTTACCATTGCAATGGCCCATAAGATTGCATAAAAAAGTATTCCTTTCAACCTTAGTGACGATGTATTCCAACTCTTCTTGATATCCAAATCCTTGTACAATTTGTTTGTCCTCTTCCTTATAATCCAAAACAATACATCTTATTTCTAAACTAGCAAGTGTTTTATTGTCCATAAGTTCTTTTGTTGTTACAACGTATTTTGCTTTTCCAAACAGGCCTTCTAATACAAGTCTGTGTGTCTGTGTACCATCTAGTGTCCCTGTTAATCCAAAACGATATTTGCAAGTATCAAGTTTTGTTAGAATACCAGTTAGTGACTTGGCTTTGAATAAATGTGCTTCATCACCAAACACTACACCAAACTGTCTAAAATATTGTCTGGGCATCCTGTGTACAGATTGCCAAGTAGAAATAACAACGTCCTTGGTTACTTTCTTATCATGTCCTTGATATATTTTTTGGCAATATGTTCCTGAGCTCCACCCATAATCTTCAAAGTCTTTATACATCTGTTCGACAAGCGAAGTTGTTGGAACCAAAATCAAAGTTTTTAATTCCTTCATATGGTAGTAACGAATAAGACAATAAATTACTAATGACTTACCCGAAGCAGTAGGAGAAATAAGCAGAGAACGATTTGTGGCCATAGCGTGGCCAATGGCATCAATTTGATAATCTCGTACTTGAATTGGTTGGCCATTAAGGGTTGGTCTAAGTCCTTGTACAATTTGTTTGTCCTCTTCCTTATAATCCAAAACAATACATCTTATTTCTAAACTAGCAAG